TGAAACTTTCATCTGAACCAATCACAAGAACTGGTCTTTCATTTCCCCTTTGCGATTCAGACAATATCGAAATTCTTGGTAGCATACCACCTTCACTTATGATTCGCGGTAACACAAAAACGCGATTGGAACCCAGTATTATCTCTGACACGTTCGAAGCGACAACTGCTCCTGCCATGCTCTCTGTCACTCGTGGTATTGATCCCATGAGACTTGGCGTAAAGAAAATGGCGCGGAAAAATGTTAATTTGGACGCTGATATACTGGAAACTGCTCGTATACTTGTACAAAGGAAATTATTCTCATTATCATCCGATTACATCCAACAACCTCGTAATCTCACTGACTCCGAAGCAATCAATGGTGTGCACTATGACAAATATATTCAACCTGTTAATGTGCATACATCACCTGGCTGGCCCTATCGCATTGATTCGCGTGAAACTGGGAAAAGCGGGTACATTGAGGGCGACGTACCAGATCTGAAATTGAAGGCTGATTTCGCTGAAACTGTGCGTGAATATGAAAAAAGCCTCCAAGACAACACACCACGAGACATCTACTTCTTTGATTGCCTTAAAGACGAACGACGACCGATTGCGAAAGCTGAAGCTGGAAACACCCGTGTTTTTAGCGTTGGCCCATTGGACTTTACACTCATGATGCGCAAGTATACAGCTTCGTTTCAAGCACACTGTATGTCAAACTGTACCACTAGTGGTTCTGCCGTTGGTATCAATCCTCATTCTCCTGAGTGGACACTTTTACTCAAGAGATTGGAGCGTGCCGGGTCGAATTTCATTGCTGGTGACTATGGTAAGTGGGACAAGTGGGTTCCTTACCAATTGATGATGGCTGTGCTTGAAATCGTGAACAAATTCTACGGAGATGATCTTGAAGGGAATGTTGTGAGGAGAGGATTGTTTACTCAGGCGTTTGCTGCAAAGCGCATTGCCGGAAGGGTGGTTTACCAAACTTCTGGCGGAATGCCCTCTGGGACACCTGGCACTGCGGTATTTAATTCGATTGCGAATGAGATACTGTTTTGCTATGTCTTTGAGACATTGCGCAGACAGCATGTACCTACTCTACAACCCACTCACTACAACAAACTCGTTGAGTTTACTGCCTATGGAGATGACCACGTTGTTTCTGTATCTGATGTGTTACCCTGGTTTAACATGATCTCAGTATCCGATGTCTTCAAATCTCTTGATATCGAATACACCTCTGCTGACAAGTCCACTACTGAATTCACTGAAAAGTACGTGCCTCTGACGAAGCTTACGTACCTGAAGAGAGGATTCGTGTATGAGGATAATTACTTCGTGCTGGCGCCACTTGAATGGGGTGTTATTGCGGAGTGTGTTCTGTGGTCCCGTAAGGGAGAGGATCCTCGAAAGAGTATTATTTCAACCATTAACTCTGCTCTTCTCGAGGCCGTCCACCACGGACAGCAAAGGTTTAGACGCCTGGAGTCTCAGCTT